GAGCAGGACGATCGGCAGGACTTGTTGCACCAAGAAGTCCTTGATTGCGTGCCACTGTCCAAGCGTTTGCACCATGCTTTGCGATGTAATTAGCGCCCCACTGGGAGATGTCGTTCTGATTAGCGGGGTCGTTAATGTAGCTAATTTTATCCTGAGGAGTACCGCTCTTTGCCAGCTCTGGATTGCGTTCAGCAACGTAGGCATCGCCAAGGCCGGGGTTAGGATACTGCTTAGACAGGCCACCAACATGCAATTGGAGAATGCCGCCCGACGAACCTTCATCGCCCAGAACAGGTTTTCCGCCGCTTTCGCCTTTGATTAAGCGAGTATATTCAACAGGATTAATACCAGCATTGCGCGCATGGTCTTCTGCTGCGGAAAGATCAAAACCCGGAATTTGTTTAGCCTGCGCCCCTGAAGGGCCAACAATACCACCCGGTTCGGCAGCAAATGGATCAAATCCCTCTGCGTCTCCGCCATCCGCAAACCCTGCACGGCCGCCCTTGGAGAATAAACTACCAATCCAAGCAAGGTCTTTGCCAAATGAAACGGCATTATTGAGATCGTTCATACCGTTCGAACCAGAGCTGCCCGAAGGCAACTGCTGAGACTGCATAAGCTTCAATTCAGTTGGCTTTTTCTCACCTTCTTTGACAACGTCCGACATTGGGTCGTTTTCAAAATAAGGTTCTACATCGCCACCATCGGCATAAGCATGAACGAGGCCACCGCGATATGCGCCCTGTTGTGGCGCAGTGGATGAATTAACATAATCCGAAGCAAACTTTTTAAACTTTTGCCCTTGTGCCCAAAGGTCTTGAGCATCCTTGCCCAAGGTCGAAGCTTCATGGACGTCGCCCATAAGCGTTTCGGGAGCTTGTGTGCGGGATGGACTTGCAACGGCAAGGTGGCCTACAGGAAGACTGGCTGCAGGGACAAAGCCCTTACCGCCCGGAGTTCCGCCACTTGTGGCTCCGTATAGGCCGCCCTGTTGGAAAGGGGCGTAAGACTGTTTTTGTGATGCCAGTAGGGCCGCGATGTCATTGGGGTTAGATGCCACGTCCCCGCCGTCAAAGAAACCTTCCTTTTCATGCATAGGCGTGACCATTCCACCTTCGGAATTGCCAACCAACCCGCCCGCATAACGTGCCGCACGATCGTAGTCGACGGTCTTGAAACCATGTGATTCGCCGACCGCTTCTGGATGGACCTTCTCGACCTCGTCGGCCATAAAACCAATGTTTGTCTTGTCGTCGCCCTTGTACTTGAACTTATAGATTGGCAAGCCTTCATCCGTCTCGCCGATGCGATGGATATCGTGTTTGAGGCGACGATCGGAGAAGAACGACGTGGGTGACGTCTGCGTCGTGGTTGATCCAGACAGGGCGCCGGTGCCTTCCGCAATGTTGGCAAGGAATTGAGCCACTTGGAATGGATAAGCCTGCTGCTGTTGGAATTGGTTGTACAATGCCGTCTTGCCAGCCTGCTCGGTTTGTTGGCCAAGCGTACCAGCGCCAAGTTGCGCTTGCGCGCCCTGCAGGCCTGCTGTCTGCGCGGCACCGGCGAGATTGCCATACTGATTGGCTAGCGCACCCTGCTGGGCAAGCCCCTGCATATAGTTTTGAGCAGACTGCTGATAACCCTGATTTGCCATCTGGCCAAGCGTCTGCCCCATGGCAAGGTTTTGCTGACCCATGAGAGCCGCCTGAGCAATGTTGCCTCGATCGCCGCCGAACGCACCCTGTTGGATTGTATTGCCGAGCAATTGCTGTTGCTGCTGCTGGTTTTGATTTTGCAGCATTGCTGCCGTCGAACCCATAGCATTCTGCAAATACGGGTTCATATAGGCTTGAACGCCCTGCTGGTAATTAGGAGCGTTGTAACCTTGGTAAGCTTGATCAGTGCCGGCCATAGCCCCTTGGTAGCCCGGTTGGGCAGCCATAGCCTGCTGGTTGATGTTACCAACACCTTGCTGTTGTTGTGCGTTTAAGGGAGCGACGAAGGCGTTAGGGTCGGTGCTATATTGCTGGAACGGCGTACCTGCTGCAGTCTGAGCCTGAGCGTTAACGGAGTTATACCGCGCCAGTACCTCGGGCGGGATAGATACGCTAGACGTTGTTGTTCCAGTCTTGCCACCCATCTTATTGCTCCGTCATATGCTCTTCATGTCCAGTATGGACGTTGTATAAGAAAAAAGCCCCCGCTGGCGGACCAAACGAACGCTCGTACAATTTTACCTTAGCCGCGGTTCTGTTGTTCGAAAGAACACCAATAATGAGCGGCAAGCCCAATTCATCGGCTACCTTTTTAGAGAACTCACAAAGCCTTCGAGCGCGGCCGCCTTTCGCGCTTCTAAACTCAGGGTCGACAAAAATGGCCTTTTCTTCAAGCATTAAGCTATCCGAATACCACATTTTGCTGACTCTTAAAAGGACCGCCCCTTCAATCTTTTTGCCGGGTTCCCCTATGATCCCAACAAGCCCTTCCCAGAGGTACAAAGCGGGTCGGATCATGCCCAGCATTTTCTCGGGATTTACATCTTTAATCCCATTTTCTTCCCAAGCGCGGAGAGCCAAATCTAGCATGGCGGCTTCGTCGTCAGGTGTGCCTAATCTAATATCTGTCATTAGTCCCTCTTTGGCCCCGGTAATTTTTGAAGTGTTTTAATTAAATCTTTACGAGATTCGACCACAAAGTGATCAAGGATGTCGTGGCCATAGTCGATGTCACCACCGCCAATTTCACGGACAACCCGTGGCGGTATAACATATTCGCCGCCCGCCGCTATAATTTCGACGGGAAGGGAATCTTCGGGGGTACTGCCCCCTGTCGCTAAATGGGCTCCATAAGGAGTTGCACCAGCGGAATAAGGCATATTACCGGATTGGTAAGGTTGTTTACTTTCTTGAAAATACGGCGACGAGGCAAACATGTGGCGAGATATTTTATATCCCCCACTTTTAGGATTAAAGAGTTCTTGGGCTACTTTAAATCCTGCCTCGGTATTTCCTTCACCCTTTTTAGATATGATATCAGCAGGGATCACAAATGAACCAGAAGCCACCGTCATGGGAAGATGGTCAGTGCGGCCGGCGACAGGCGAACGGATCGGGCCTTCATGCAGCATGTGCTGATGCTTGACCGTTGTATCGTTAACGGGTTCGATTTTCTCTTTTAACGGATTACCCATAAAAGCGCCGGGACCAGTTTTGGTTATGGTAAAATTGCCGCCCTCGGCTTTTGTTTTGCGCGCGGTCGACAGCGCCGCTGCCACGGCCTGATCGTGCGGGTGGCCCGCGTGGATCATCTCGGAGATGTTGTGACTGATCGTTTTTTGTGACTTACCCGGCGTTAATGGCATCACGAATATCCTACAGAAATGATTGACCCACTTCCGGGCGAGAAATAAAGACCGGTGGCAAATGGTATTTGCACTTGATACACACCGAGCGTGTTGGGCACGGCATAAATGCGAGAACCAGAAGCGGCCGATGTGGCATCATAAAGATACCCTTGAGTTGATCCAGCCACAATAACACTGACCGTTGCAAGCCAGCCTGAAGATGATTTAATCACCGACCCCGCGGATAGTTCTTTAGTTGAATACGACCCTGCATGATTTGTTAGCAAATTCACATAGGAATTGATCGCAACAACGCCATTTTTCTGGGTAGTAAGGATATCATCAAGTGATGCCATTAGAACCTCCCATCCAACTGATAGCGGTATTTGATTGCACCAAGACGCCAGAAAGTATTCGTATCGGTTGATGACAGGGAAAACGACATATATCGAGCTCTAATACGACAAGAAACGTATTCGGTCGACTGCGTCATCGGGAAAGTAACCGAGCTAACCGCACCGGACGGTGAGCCAGAATAGTAACTGGTCGATGGCGATGTGGCCGTGTCAGTGGCGTAGTTGGTATAATAAATAGTCAAATATACGGTGGCGTTTGTGTTACCACTATACGTACCCCATTTCATGTCGGGCCATATTTGATCCACGAAAACAAGGTTGTCGGCTTCGTTCAGTTCAAAATAACCTGTTTGGAAAGACGACTGCATGCCGGTTGTTTGACCATTGTAAACCGCATCATTGCCTACTTCGTGCTGATAAAGCCAATTATCAGAGCCAGCACCAATGGGAGGCCCAAGCACAGATTGATCAATCCAAGCAGTACGACCCAAAGTCCCAAAATCCCACTGTTGGAGAACCGTATTGTATTTAACATAACTATCATTTTCCGTTGAGTTGGCCGATGGATAGTACCAAGTAATTTCATTAAACTGGCTGTTTACGCCGCAGCATACTTTGTAAAGATACGATGTGTTAATATTTTGGAAAATCACATCCCAAACAGGGCACGGAATTGATTGTGGTCCTGAACCCATAGACATAAAGAATTGTTTTTGGCTCATCCAATAAACGGCGCCATTTAATTGACCCACGCAATGACGAGACACTGCACCGCAATTTGAACCAATTTTATTAAACCCATAAACCAATGGGGGGCCGACATATTGCATTGCCCACATATCAAGATCGGTCCATAGGAGACCTTGTTGTGGTCCTTGAATACCAGCGACAATTTTAGAACCAGTAGGAATACGAAATGAGCCCGCCTGATTGGTGACGGTTGCATTCCATACTTGGAAGTTGTTTACGTCGCACCAACGGACCAACATAGGATCGGCCTGCAGCGTAAACGATGACCCATAGGCAATAATTTGGCGCTGCGGCATGGCCACGAACATACCAGAATTAACTAGCGGGGCGTTGCCACCAATGATTTGGGCGTTCTGCAATTGCCCGCTTGGGTCGTAATAATAGATTGCGCCACCCGCCGGACACGCGACAAGATATGACCCGTAGTTATCAAGCGTCCAATCGGTCGCCGTAATTGGTGTGCCGTTAGATGGCGTTTGCGTTGTTCCAACGCCAAAGCCGCCCGTGCCGTATCCACCAACGCCAAATCCCGAACCGGTAGGTTGAGGGCCAACAGCGATATAAAAGTTAGAATTGACATTACCGCTATTCATGGCGGTTGGGCCAGCCGAGGACGAAGCAGTATTAGCCGCAGAAAAGGTAAATGAACTTGCGCTCGGAACTGTCAAAATGGTGTAAAGGCCCGACAGTGTAATGCCACCAACAGTTGTGGATACGCCAACATAAAAAGAACTTCCTACCGAATAACCGTGGTTATCAAGGTAACATGTAACAGTTTGAGACCCGCTTGTTACTTGAAACGCCGGAACGCCAACAAGTTTAGCTGTCCCCGTGATGCCTGCGCCAGTTCCTGTTGCGTTAAATATAACACCAACGGTATTGGCAGATGCTCCAATTGTTGTAAAACTTGTGCCGCCTGTAGTTACAATTTGGTATGTATTGCCAACAACAAACGCGCCACCCGTATAATTTGTTGAGGTATTAGCCGTTGTTGTAGCTGCTGACGCTGCCGTAATTGAGTACGTGGTTCCGGCCGCAGTTTGCAACAAATATGGCCCTGACAATACCAAACCACCGACCGAAACAGGGGTTACATAATCCACATAATCCAATACGGATGCCGAAAGTCCAGAATCGGTTACAGTAACAGTAGTTGATCCAGCGGTTGTTGAAAAAACTGGGGCTGTATTGGTAACTGTGTTTTGAGGCGTGATATTCTGTAAATTGTTTCCTGTAAGGACACTAAGAGACGATTCCGCGCCAATACCCAAATGGTTTACAGCGTTTAAATCTGCCCAACCTTTTAGAGCGCGAATTTTTGAACCAATTGATGAACCAAAATAATTTATCCAACCGCCAAGTTTTTGAGCCAACCCAAGACCATTTCGCTCGGGAAGAAAACGAATCAATTGCGATGTTGAATATGCCGCTTCGTTAAGAGCGAAGGTATTTGTTGTTTCAACGCCGGGCTTTAATTTGATTGTTGCGTGAGGCATAGGTTACCTCGACGGCGTTGCTGCAGGAGCAGGTGAATAAGACGTCCAAGCAGCCGCCTCAAATTTCTTGCGGTTTTCTTCAGTAAGCGCGCTTACCTTGAGAGCCTGATACTGGCTTTCGTAAGTTTGAGCCATAGCCGGATCATCATTGGCTCGGCCAAAGTTACGTTGATAGGCCGAGATGTAAATCATGGACGCAAAAATAAACATATCGGGAAGATATGTTGATATATACGTAGTGGTATTGGTAGCCGAAAGCGGCGCCGATCGGACGGTTCCGGTAAGACGAACGGCATAATTAGAGTTGGGCGTGGGCCCAACAATCATATATTGGCTCGTATTACCTGTAGTAGCAGTATCGCCACCATAAACAGCAAAATACTGAGGTAAGCCTGTCGTAGAACCTGATCCGTAAACATTTTGTATAAATTCTTTACCTACCGCCAAAAGGGGGGACGAATTGCCTGATCCGTCAATAACTTCAAAGGTTTGAGGTACAATAAATTGAGACGTTGGTAAAGTTAATTGGTTACTTCCAGACGTAAATGTGTAGGCAGAAGTGCTAATCTGTGTAGACAGAAAATCTAGGTCGCGCTGCATACGCAACTCGGCATAGTCAATCATGCTAGGAATAATGATCGTGTAATTGGGGTCAGTGACCGGAACAACGGCCAAAGTCGCAATTTGCTGGACATATGACGAGTAAGTCAGTGACATATAGGTTACCCAACCATATTAAAGGAAACGGTTTCCACCTCGGAAACGCGCCTAGACCAGCCCTTGCCGAATGTAGCATAGGTTGGAAGAGATTGTAAGAAGGCTAGTCGGGCTTCGCAGACTGCTGTAGCAACTTCGCGAGGGTTTGACGCTTCAAGAGCGCGTAACGTGGCGTCCCCGATTTGCCCGTCGACATTAACACTGAGTACCGACTGAAGGGCTTTTGCGGCACGGGACGGACCCGAGTTAATTGCATAGTCGAAGACGGCATAGTCCACGCCCTCTGGCAGATCGTCACCCTTAATCGTATCCCAATACTTGGCTTTGTACAGGGGCATGACGTCGTTAGGCGTCAAAGCCTTAATATCGTCCTTGGTCACGGTATGGCCAACCCAAGCCTCCCAAGTTGCTTTAGTACAACCAAGGTTGGTTGCACCGCCGGGGTCGGAAGGGTTATCGACGTACCCGCCTTCGTTTTTAAGGACAAGGGCGAAGCATTGGGGAAAATTCTCTTTCACTGTTTATTCCCCAAAGAGGCCGTCAAGGCATCTGTCTTTTGTTTGGAGCCAGCGGATGAGCCAAAATAGAAGCCCATGACGCTAGTCCAAGCCGTGCCAAGCGTACCGATCAGCATCAAAAGAGCCTCGCCACCTGTGGCTGGAAGGCCAAAGTGAAGGATATATGCAATGATGCCAAAAAAACCGACCGTAACACCTACCGCCAACACGCGGGGTATCCAATCGCGGGTAGCAATTTGCATATTGCGGGCTGAATCGCGATCCTGTTCAGAAATGCGTTCTAGATCAATGTCCAAAGACTTCATTTGAACTTTAAAGTCAGCATCAATCTTTTTAAGCTGTGCCAATTGGTCCCCGGTTGGATTGGCAAGAGCCGACATAATGTCGTCTTCGGTGCCATTCTCATGACCGAAAAGGGCATTTGATACTGCTTTTACAGCCAATCCTGCCACTGGTCCGCCTAGGGCGGTAGCGATGGTGGGCGCAACTGAACCAATCAATGGTCCAAAAGTTTTTAAAATGTCCATGTCACTTCACCGTTATCATGAGGAAAATACCAATTGCGCCGATACCTATTACCAGAAAACCCACAATACTGCTAACCATAATCAAATCCTTACGGTTCTCTTCTTGCTCTTTGAGTGCAGCAGCCGCCTGACGTGCAGCCTCTTTCCGCATCTCAATTACCTGCCTCTGAATGCCTTCCCATGCCGCTGGGCCGTATTGGCCAACGAACAAGTTCTTGACTTGAAGTTGCATATCAAGGGCTTTGGCCTTAACGGCGTATATCTTGACCGCTTCGGCCTCAAACTCTGCCTGTGATTGAAACAGCTTCTTCTTACGCGGCGTGGACGCAATTGTAACAATTTGACCCACCTTGCCAAAAAGATTGCTTACTTTTTCGGCAGTCGCCATCATATCCTGACCAGCATCGACGGCGGACTTGATTGAGTTGTAAATTGCAGTCGCGCCGGCGATCAGGGTAAATGGGTCCATGGGGGCCTCAGAAAGGTGGGGCCTGCGATTGCGTAACGGGCTGCGACAATTGGGTTATTTGCGCGGCAATCTGAGACTCAACGGCAGGCATACTAATACATTGCGATACCCAATTATACGCCATGGCCTGAGTAATGTCAGCATATGGGATGAACTCCGCAGGGTTAGGTGAGCTTAACTTAGCCGTTCCCGATGCCGATGATGTGACAGACCCATCCGTTCCCGTGCATACCCAGTTGATGGCCGTAACCACGTTGGGTAGGCCAACAGAGGTTGGATTGACGATAAATTGCGGAAATGACCATATAAATTTCATCGGTTATCTCACTGGTAAACAATATTTAAAGTTCCGCCAGTAAAATTTGTACTTGCAGTATTATTTAATATTAATCGGTCAAGTGTTCCTGTCAAAATTACAGCGCCAGCGCCATTATAATTTGATCCTGCAGTAAAATAAAATGACCACGTTCCTGTCCAAATGTTGTTTCCTAAATTAACAAATGTAGCAGCCCCATAAATTGCGTTTGAACCGCCAGAAATTGCCATAGGAAAATATGTTGTTTGGCCCCCTGACCCTGCCCCATTGTTTATTTGACAAACTTGCGCGTTGTATCCTGTAGTTTGGATAGACCCGCTACCAAGTTGAATATAAGGTGCAGCACCCGATGGGAAACTTACGTTGGAAAAATTAACAATAATAATTTTCGCCGTAGAGGGAATATTTGTGAACGTAAATGATGACGCCCCAGAAGTGGTAACAGCATTTGCTTGAGTAAACCCCGCCGCAATAGTAATTGAACCAGTGCCATTGGTTATGGTAACGCCTGATCCCGCCGTCAATGTAGATGATGTGTATCCAGAACCATTGCCAATCAATAAAGCACCATTGGATGGTGTAGTAGTTATTCCTGTACCGCCATAGCCGACGCTTAAAGTACCTGCTAAAGTGACCGCCCCTGTTGAAGCGGTGGATGGAGTTAATCCAGTTGATCCCGCGCTGAATGAAGAAACCAAACCGCCCGCTAAAAGCCCGTCATTTGCCAATTTTACATTGGTTCCGTCACAATAAACTAAGCTACTATAACTTTGAGGAAGAATTACAGTTGTCCCTGCCGCCACGTTGCTGCCATTATTGGAACCAAACGTAATAGTATAAGCGCCTGATGTGCTGTTAGTGACAATCCACATTCCCGCCACGCCCTGCGGCAAAAGAACGGTCTGGTTGGCGGCTAATGCACCCGTAAGGTTAAACCGCATAGCCTGAGACGTGGACCCTGCCGCCGTAGCACTTGGTGCGGCAATATTCGTATAAGTTGGCGCCCCGCTTGTGTTAACAGAAACACCAGTAGTATTGCCAAACATTTGGTCAAGGATGGTAGAATTGTAGTTGAGCGGCTGATCCCATGTGGGGGACGTGCTATTATACGCTGGCTCGTTTAAGGCGAGGTTTGTCGTAGTGCTCATGGTTTATCCACCTTCTGCTCTAAACGGTCAAAAATCTTGGTAAGCATACTCTCAATTCGGTTTAAATGCGACATCAAATCATCTTTGCTAACGTACTTGGTCGGCAACGCTACCCGTAGATCATTGATCATTTCACGGTCTTTTTTGGCTTCCGCAACTAATTGGGCATATAGATAACCGACTACGCCGAACGCCGCCGTAATGATTAGGTTGACGATTTGTTGCCAGTCTAAAATCATGATACAGCCACCCAAGTTTTATTGTTTTCGTCCCAAGAATACTCGTCTTGCCCTTCTGGATAAGGAACCGGAGAATCCCAAATCCATGTGGTTTGATTTAATGTCCAAGATGGATATGGTTGAGGAGCATAAAAAACATCATGTGCTGCGTCATAAATATCTCCAATGCCAGCATAATTTCCGCGCAAAGCAACCCCACCATCAGGTTTACCATCCTGACCATAATGAATACCACCACGTGTATTGTATGACGTTTGAATCCATTGACCCGGTGACGAGTCAACAAAATGCGTGAAAAAATCAGGTTCTGCGACAATGACCTGAACAACTTTTCCGTCAACGACCTTTGCAAAGTGGCTCATGCTGTATAAGTCCCCGATGTCGTGAATTTCAAAATTGTGTTTGATCCGTTTGTCGTAACAGTCGGTGATCCGGTAGTTGTGCCGCTATACAATGCAGTCGGAATAGACAAGATTACAACACCAGAACCCCCCGCGCCAGAAGGATTGGTTGTTTCGAAGCCGCCCGCGCCACCACCGCCGCCGCCTGTATTGGCAGTTCCTGCCGTCCCCGATCCGGGAGGATTTCCTGCAGCGCCCGCTCCACCGCCGCCATTACCACCAGCGCCTGCAG